AATGAGGAAGTACCTCCGTGGGTGTGGATATTGATGATCATGGGCTGGCTCCTGCCCTCCCCACAGGAGATTTATAATGGTATAATTAACCTGTTTACCCTCATCTTCGGGAAAAAGAAATGACCTATCGTGAAATAATTAATTCAGTCCTCCGCCGACTCCGTGAATCTACTATCACCAGTAACTGGAGTGGTGCATTGAATGACTCTACTGCAGTAACTGACTACCAGAAGCTGATTGGTGAGTTTGTAAATGAGGCTAAACGTGAAGTAGAAGATGCTTGGAATTGGAGCATCCTTCGTTACTCTACTGATCTAACTACTAGTGCAGGTACTCGGGAGTATAACATCTCCAGTACTACTGATCGTACTCGTATTCTTATGGCTCAGGAACAGAGCAACGGTACCGTTCTTCAGGAAATGAATGATGCCTATCTGCAGTCTACTAAGTACCCCACTAGTTCAGTACAGCAGACTATTCCAAGTTATTACTCAGTAGTAGGTATCAATAATGGATTAATCCGTGTAGGTTTTGAAGCTGTACCTGATGCTGCTTACACTATTACATTCCGTCATGTAACTCCTCAGCCGGATTTTACTGCAGCTACTTCAACATTGGCTGTCTCCAGTAATGCAGTAATCCTAGGAGCATGGGCACGTGCTATTTCAGAACGTGGTGAGGATGGTGGTTCCTTGAGTGATATGGTCTTTGGCCAATATCAAAATGCACTGAGTGATGCCATTCAAATTGATGCAGGTCGTACCGTTGGAGAGGTAGACTTCTATGCCTGCTGAACAACTTGCACCCCTAGTATTAAATGACCTCGGTGTATATGGTCTAAATACTCAGGCCAGTCCCGGTGCATTGCCCCCGCAATGGTTGGCAAAAGCAGATAACATTATCCTTGATGAACAGGGACGTATTTCTAGCCGTAAGGGAATTCAGCAAGTAAGCACCACTGTAAGTGGGGAAGTTGTACAGAGTGTTGTAGAATATAAGAAAGCCAATGGTTCTACGGAGATGTTCTGTGGAACAGACGGCAACATCTACAAGATCAATACTGCCAATACCCCATACACATTGGATGCAGTCACACGTACTGGCACTCCTCAAACCATCTCTAGTGGACATTGGCAATGGGTAAACTTCAATGAAAAACTGTATGGCGTGCAAAATGGACATACTCCTGTGTACTATTCTGGCACTGCTTGGACTGATCTTGTTGATCTGGGTAGTTACAATCCTCCATCCGGTATTACTACGTTTGATCCCAGTTGTGTCCTAGGACATTATGGTAGGTTGTGGGTAGGTGGAATGACTGAGAAGAACAATGTCATCTACTATTCAGATACCTTGCAGGGTGACAAGTGGAATACTGGTGCGGCAGGTCAGGTAGATCTTAAGACTGTCTGGGGCAATGATGAAATTGTAGCCATTAAAGCCTTCATGGGTAAGCTGGTAATCTTTGGTACTAAGAATATTGCCATCTACAATAATCCAGATGATCCTACTACACTGGCATTGGATGAGTTGATTGAAGGTATTGGGTTGAAAGCACGTGATTCAGTAGCCAATCTTGGTGATGACATTCTATTCCTCAGTAATACGGGTGTCCGTTCACTGGCACGTACTGTTACCTCCGATGGTAAGATGCCATTACGAAACTTCTCCAAGAATATCCGTGATGAATTGGCCTCTCATATTATTACTGCAGATATGGACCAATGTAAAGCTGCATATTGTCTCTGTGGTGGTTTCTATATGCTTGCCTTCCCTGACCGTCACGTAATTTACTACATGGATTTTACTATCATTAATCCTGACAGTACTCCACGTATTAGTAAGTTTGTATTTAATTCAGGAGAATGTCCAACTGCTCTATTATCTACGGTAGATGGCACTATGTGGATGGGCAGAAATAATAATGCTGCCAATATTGCAATTTACCGTAACTACTATGACCAAATTAAGTCCGATGTAACTGGTACCTATGGTACTCAGGTAGCCTGTGAAGCTGCTGGAAATATATGGGAATCTACTAACAGTAAATGTTGGAGTACTACCAATAGTTCCTATGATGGTAGTTTCCGTACTACTTGGCTGGACTTTGGAAACCCTAGTATGACCAAGATTCTAAAGGAATTCTTTGGTGTAATTGTGGGCGGCAAGGATATGGATGTTGATTTTACTTGGTATCGGGATTATAATGTATCAGGAACTACTCAGAGTTTCTCCCTTCAGCCGACAGCTACGGGTACTGTAGCACTTTGGGGTGCCTCTACTAGTCTCTATGGTTCTTCTAAGTTTAGTCCGGGGTACAATCCAACTGAATATAAGTTACCACTGAGTCGTACTGGTAAATCGGTACAAATTGAAATGAAGGCTTCTATTAATGGATATAAGGCAAGCCTGCAGAGTATGACACTATTAGCAAAACAGGGTAAGATACGATGAGTAATTATAACATTCAAATTAGTTGGTCAGGTAAAGATGGCTTATCTGATTCTGATCCTAATAAAGTTATCTCAGGTGCAGATTTTCAGACTGAATTTGCAGCAGTACAAACTGCAGTAAATTCTAAGGCGGAAGTAGTAGGTAACTCTGGTCAAGACTTTGCAGTAAATGATCTAACTGTAGCCGGTGATATTACTCTGAGTGGTACTATTATTGGATTTACCAGCATTCCTACGGGTGCTGTAATCCCCTATATCTCAGAAACTGAACCAAGTGGTTGGCTATCCTGTGATGGTAGTGCAGTTTCTCGTACTACTTATTCTGATCTATTTACAGTAATCGGTACTTCTTTCGGTACTGGTGATGGTTCTACTACCTTTAATCTTCCTGACCTCCGTGGTCGTACTCCTATTGGTAGTGGCACTGGTAGCGGACTGACTGCTCGTACCTTGGCAGCCACAGGTGGTGCTGAAACTCATACATTGACTGTGGATGAAATGCCAGCACATACTCACAGCACTGCTGCAGATTCTTCTATTGACCGTGCTGGTGGTGGTGGTACTTGTGCTGAATACAATGCCAGTGCTGTTACTGGTTCTACAGGTGGAGATGCTGCACATAATAATATGCAACCGTTCCTTGTAATGAATTACATTATTAAGACCTAGCAGCAAAGCGTGCCCCTTTAATGGTAACTGAAGAGGATATTAAGAAATACTTAGATAAATCCGGGGATAGTTTCATTTATGAAGATAACATAGTAGTAAATGAACACGGGTTTATGAGTTGGAATATACATGAAGGTAAGTTAGTATTGTTAAATGTATATGGAAATGGTAAATACTGGGATAACTTTAGTATTGATTTAGCTAAGAAGTTAGACCTTAAAACAATTTTAATAGCCACTCGGAGAAGTCCAAAGGCTTTTACTAAAAAGTTCGGATACAAGATTACCGGACATATACTTGAGAAGGAAGTGTAATTATGGGCGGGATTACAAAATCAATCTTTGGAAGTAAACCACAACAAGTTGGTCCTTCTATGGAAGAAGTAATGGCACAGGCAACACCTTGGGGTGTTTCTGCTGCTGGTATTGGTGGTACTACGGTAGATAAAGAAGGCCGTGTAATCTCCACTACCATTGATCCTCAGATGCAAGCATTGGCCGATATGTTCCGTGAACGTATGGGTATGCAGACTGCCGCTATCTCAGGTTATGATCCTGCACAGGCTGCACAAGATTACTATCAACAGTATGTAGCACCGGATCTAATGCAGCAGCAGGAACAAGAACGTCTTGCATTGGAAAATCGTCTGCTTGGACAGGGTATGTTGGGTGCTACTGGTGGTGCTCTTCGTATGGGTGAACTTGCCCGTGCTCAATCTGCAGAGCAACGTGCTGGCCGTGCCGGTGCATTTACCCAAGCACAGGACCTTCTCACTCAGATGCGTCAGCGTGAAGCTGCAGACCTTGCTGCAATGGCTGGTATCTATGAAGCACCTGTTGGTTTGATGACTACTGGTACTGGCATTGGTCAGGCTATGGGTCAGATTGCTGGTACTTATAAACCTACGTATACTCAAGGTAGTTCTGGCTTACTTGGTAGTATTCTTCCTGCAGTAGCTGGAGGTATTGCAACAGGTGGGATGGCTAACCTTGGTAAGGGTCTCAGTTTCTTTGGAGGTAAGTAATGGCAGGCGTAAATATTATTCCAAGTCTTGATCCTTGGGCAGATGTATGGGAAAAAACTGGCACCGCTATTGGTGAAGGTTTAATGACTGGTTATAAAAAAGGTAAACGACAAAAAGAATTTGAAGAACTTGGTTTAGATTTTTCTACTGCTGAATCTACCATTGATAGTATGCGTAAGTATGGTTCTTATCTTCTTGAAAATGACAGAACTGAAGAAGGTATTAGTATGCTTTCAAAAGCAATGACTGCTGCTTCAGGTCTTACTGGTAAAGCCCCTACTCGTCCACCGCAAGCCACTGAAGGTACTCGTGAAGCTATTGGCGGTTATGTGGATGAATATTTTGACACCAGTGTTTTTGATTTTATGGACCCAAATCTTCCAGAAGGATATAATAAAGAAGCTGTTATTGATTTGATTTATACTTATACTCAAATGAATCCGGGTGCTTCTGCAGCAGAAGTTACTAAACAATTGGCAGAAGGTAAATTAAATCTTTCAGCTTTAACTTCTGGTACGAGTGGTCTAATGCAGCAAGGCGGTACAGCCCTAACTAGACCCGCTCCTCCAGCACCTACTTTTAAGTACTAATATGGCTGAACCAATGATCCTTGATGAGCTTCCAATTACGGAAGCCGATGTAGCTGCTGGTATGCCTGTACCAGAGTATAAGAATTTGCCTGAGACTCTTACAGGTCAGGCAGGTTCTGCT